AGGTTTCCAATTCTGTTACTTATAAATGTATTAAATCCCAAGCAGAAGTAGAAATAAATAAAGATGGTTCCAAAACTATTAAAAAACTGATATTAAATTAATCAAAGGAGGAAAAAATGAAAAAGAAAAAAAAGAATAAAGGTAAGAAAAAAAATAAAGGTAAAAAAAAGAAAAAGAAATAAACATTACCAATTTTTCTTAAAAAAAAGGAAATGGTATTCAAGGAGAAGAAAAATGGCAAATAATTGTAAAGAATGTAATTGTAACTGTCATTGTTCAACAAAAGAGCATCCTAATAAAACTGGGGTATGTTCTTGTACAGATTGTAAATGTGAACAAAGAGAAGTGGCAAGAAATGTTATTTTAGATAAGTATGGAGTTCCTAATGATAAGCCAAAAGGTTTAGTTATTGATGACACAAATGAATGTGAGTGGTGTCAATAATGGCTAGGAATATTACAACAGCTTATAATACAGCTATTACATCTACTGTTGTTAGACCATTTTTTGCTACTCAATTAGATTTGTCTACAGGAACATTATATTTATGGAATGGATATGGAGATGTAAGTTTTACCATTGATGGTTCTACAAATACTTATACAGGATTAGGAGATGCTTGTGCCATATCTTCAATTGAGGAAGCAGATGCAATCCAAGCATCAGGGGCAAATTTAGTTTTAAATGGTGTTAAATCATCATTAATAAGCTCTGCTCTTTCTGCTCAATATACTAATAGAGATGGCAAAATATATTTAGGATTATATGATGCTTCTAAAAATGTTATTTCTGATATTTACACTTTATTTGTAGGTAAAATGGATGTGATGATTATTAGAGAAAACACAGAAACATCCACAATAGAATTAAAACTTGAAAACAGATTAGTTGCATTAGAAAGAGCAATTGAAAGACGTTACACAGATGAAGATCAAAAAAATCTTTTTGCTGGAGATTTAGGTATGGAATTTATACCTGATTTACAAGACAAAGATATAGTCTGGGGTAAAAAATCTGAGTAATGCGTGTAGAGAATTGGGAATCTAAATTAAATAAAGTTATTCAAGAAACCATTAATAAAGACAAATTCAAGTATGGTAAAAATGATTGCATTACCTTTACTCAAAAATGTGTAGAGGCAATAACTAATAAAAAAATTTTTAAACATAAATGGAAATCTTTAAAAGAGGGTAAGGAATTAGTAAAAAAACTTAAAAAAAAAGATATTTTAAGTGCTGCCCTTTGGGTTGCTGAAAATAATAATTTTAAACAAATAGATATATCAAAAGTACAAAGAGGAGATGTATTATATTTTGTAAGTGAAGTAGATTTTGAAGGAACATTAGGTGTTTGTATTGGTTCAAATACTATGTTCAATTGGAGCAAAGGAGTAAATTTAGTACCAAACAACAAATGTAAATTAGCTTGGAGAATAGAATGAAAATATATAATAAAATTGTATATGATAAATATAATAATGTCATAGAAGAAGATTCTTATGATTATTATGGTCCTGTAGCTAAAGCAGATGGAGATACAGTAAAACAAGCAGTAGTAGTAGGAGCTGTTGCTGTTGGTGTTGGTTGGGTGGCAAATACATTAGGAACAGGTGTATTAGCAAGGCAATTAGCCAACTATATGCCTAAAGCTTTGGCTACATTTTTAGCTTCTGCTGGAACTACATTGGTATTATCAGCAGTAAATAGAAAATTTGCTCCTGATATGGAAATGCCATCATTGGGAACATCTATTGAACCAAGTACAACAGTTACATTAAAAGAACCAACTCAACCTTATAGAGTGATTAATGGAAAAACCAGAGTAGGTGGTAATATTGTTTTTGCGGAAACAACTGATGATAATCAATATTTACATCTAGTTATCGTTATGGCTGGACACGAAACAAACAATTTGTCCAAAATTTATTTTGGGGAAAGTGAAGTAGCATTAGAAACATTAAGTAATGATAGTAATGGTATTCCAATTTATACCCCAACATCTTCTGATGCTTTTTATGAAAAAGTAAGAATAAAAAAACATTTTGGATATGATGACCAAGTAGCTGATGCTAATTTGGTAGCTGATGTAACACAATGGACAACAGCACATAGGTTAAGAGGTAAAACTTATATGTATGTAAGATTAGAATTTGATTCTGATGTATTTCCAAATGGTGTTCCAAACATAACAGCAGAAGTAGAGGGAAAAAAAGTTTATGACCCTAGAGCAACAAGCTGGACAGCTTCAAGTGGAACAGTCAATACAAGCACAAATAAAATTACTTTAACGGCTCACGGATTATCTACTTATGATAGATGGACTTATGATTCTAATTCAGAAACAGCAATAGGTGGATTAACAAATGGAACGACATATTGGGTTATTAAAGATGATGCTAATACAATTCAATTAGCTACTAATTATACTAATGCCAAAGCAGGTACAGAAGTTGGTTTAACTTCTGTCACAGGAAGTACAACACAAAAATATAATGTAACTAAATATTCTTCTAATCCAGCTTTATGTATTAGAGATTATTTAATGGATACTACGTGGGGTTTACAATGTGGAACATCAGAAATAAATGATACTAATTTTCAAACTGCCGCAAATACTTGTGATGAAACTGTTACATTAGATTCAGGAACAGAAAATAGATTTACTTGTAATGGTAGTTATCAAATAAGTCAAAGTCCTAAAAATATATTAGAAAATTATTTAAGTAGTGTAGTAGGAAATTTAGTTTATTCTAATGGTCAATTTAAACTTTTACCTGCTGTTTATCAAACACCAACAGTAACATTAACAGAAACACATTTAAGAAGTGGTTTAGATGTTAATACAAGAGTAAGTAAAAAAGAATTATTTAATGCAGTTAAAGGTATTTATTCTGAACCTGCTAATATGTATCAACCACAAGATTATCCCTTTTTAACTTCTTCAACTTATGAAACAGAAGATAATGGGGAAAGAAATTATGCTGATATTGATTTTCCAATGACTACATCAGTACATACTGTACAAAGATTAGCAAAAATACAATTACAGAAAGCAAGACAGCAAATAACATTTACAGCTTCGTTTGATATGAATGCTTTTCAATTAGATGTTGGAGATACAGTTCAAATTACTAACACTAGAATGGGTTGGTCGGCAAAAACCTTTGAATTAACTGGTTGGCAATTTGGTTCTGCTCCTGATTCAGGAGGAATACCTGCTTTATTAATTAATGCAGAATTTAGAGAAACAGCTAGTGCAGTTTATGATTATACAAGTAGCGATTATTCAAGTATTACTTCAGGTAAAACAACCAACTTACCTAGTGGTACTTCAGTTAATCCACCAACAGCAATTACTATAACTGATGAATTGGTTGCTTATAACGATGGAACAGTAATTGTAAAATTAGTAATTAATTTATCAGCACCTAATAATAAATTTACAGAATTGTATGAAGTTGAATTAAAACAAACTAAAGATAAAAATGGTGTTGCAGTTTCTGACACATATAAATTAATTGGTCGTGGAGCTAGAACAAAATTTGAGTTTTTAAACGTAATTGATAAAGCATATTATCAAGTAAGAGCAAGAGGTGTTAATTTATTTGGAGTAAATTCTACATCTTTAGAATCTAGTGAATATCAAGTAATTGGTTTAACTGACCCTCCATCAGATGTAACTAATTTTGCTTGTAATATTATTGACCAAGATGCTTTCTTATCTTGGGACCCAGTAGGAGATTTAGATTTAAGTTATTATGAATTGAGATACCAAAATGTATCTAGTGGAGCAGATTGGGGTAGTTCAGTACCTTTAGTTTTAAAAGTATCAAGACCAGCCACTTCTGTTGTTGTACCAGCTAAAACTGGAGCATATCTAATTAAAGCTAGAGATAAACTCGGTAATCCAAGTATTAATGCAACTGTTGTATATACATCAGTAGATTCTATTGGAGATTTTAATGCTGTAGCTACATCTACACAAAATCCTGATTGGGCAGGAGATAAAGATGATGTAGTGAGAATTATTAAAGAAGATGGAACACCTGCTTTAGTTTTAGATACTATTGAATTATTTGATTCAGGAGTTGGGGATTTTGATGATGTAACTTCTCATAACTTTGACGGAGGTACAGTTGATAACAATGTAGAATCTGATGGAACTTATGATTTTGACGCACCTATAGATTTAGGAGCAAGTTATAAATGTCAATTAACAGGTGAATTAACTCAAACAGTAACTTCAAGAGATAGACTGTTTGATAATGTTTCAGGAAACTTTGATGCACAAACTGGTCCGTTTGACGGAGATGCAGAATCAAATTGTGCTTCTGAATTACAGATAGCTACCAGTGCAGATGGTGTAACTTATACTTCTTACTCTACCTTTGTTGTAGGTGATTATACTGCAAGATACTTTAAATTTAGGATTTTAATGACTTCTTCAGATAATAGTGCAACACCTATTATAACAGCTTGTAGTATTACCATTGATATGCCTGATAGAATTGAATCAGCTAATGATATAACTACTTTAACAACACCTTATACTGTTACCTTTGCTAAAGCTTTCAAAGCTATCCCAGCATTAGGATTAGCAGTACAAAACCTTGCATCAGGGGATAAATATGATATTACTAGCAAATCGACTACTGGATTTGTTATAGCTTTTACTACTTCAGCAGGAGTAGGAGTATCAAGAACTTTTGATTGGATTGCAAAAGGATATTGATTTAACAACTATAAGATGATAAATATGAGGATATTATGGCACAACACGATTATGTAATAGCGAACCAAGGGTTTCCAGCTTTTAGAACAGATTTAAACAATGTTTTAAATTCTGCGGCAACCTCAAATAGTGGAGCAACAGCTCCAGGAGTAACTGCAGGAACAACTGCATTTACTGGTGAAATTTGGTGTGATACAGGTACAACAGGAAAATTAAAATATAAATTCTATGATGGTGCTAATTGGGTAGAATTATTTGAAATTACTATAAGTGGGAGTACTGCCGCAATACCATCATCAGTTTCAATAGAGGGGGAAAGCGATCCAAATGCTATTCCTTTCGCAATAGCTTTAGGAGGATAATAAATGGCAAATAATTTTAGTGCAACAGAAGTCGCTTTAACTAACAATACTGAAACAACAGTAATTTCAGCAACATCAAATAAACAAATTTTAATAGGTTTAAATGTTTGTAATACTGGCTCATCAGCATTGACTTTAGATATAGATATAAACGATGGTTCAACTGATTATAAATTCGCCAAAGGGGTATCAATACCACCATCTAGTAAAGTAGAAATTTTAAGAGGTAAATATGTTCTAGGAACAGGATACTCTTTAAAAGCTACTTCTAGTGCAACAGGTGGAGATTGTGATATAGTGGTTGGCTTATTAACAGACGTATCATAGGAGATAAAAATGGAAGAAGCAGAATACAATTTTTATGTTGGTCAAGCACCAGCAAAAGATAATGTAGTTAATTATCATAAAAAAGATTTATCAAGAAATGTATATATAGAAGCAGAAGCTAATGCGGTTTTTGCTGGACCATTTACAGTTTCATCAACATTAACAATAGCATCAGGGGCAACAGTAGTCATAGTATAATGAGTAAAATAGAAGTAAATGAAGTAGATGTTAAATGTGGTTCTACCCTAACATTAGGGAGTTCAGGCAAAACAGTTAAAATTGCAACAGGAGCAAGTACCTGTGGTATGGGTCGTCTTGGTACTGTGGACTGGTGTACTACTGCCAAAACTTCTCCATTAACAGCAGTAAGTGGAAATGGATATTTTGTTAATACTTCTGCAGGAGTT